GTTGTTAATGCCTGAACATTGGCAAATTTTAGACATGCTGGTAGAGAAGAAACGTTTTGATGTCAAGCTAAGTTATAATACCAATGCGTCCGTATTATCCTATGGCAAAAAGAATATCATCGATTATTGGAGTCAATGGCAGTTCGGTAAACTGGAAGTATGGCCAAGTATTGATGAAATAGGTGAACGTGCTGAACTAATTCGCTCAGGTACAGTATGGTCCAAGGTAGAAGAAAACTTAAAAGAACTTGCTAAACACGCTAACATTATGCTTCGCCCAGGGCTTACTATTGGTGCGTGGAATGTACATCGCTTACCTGAAATTATTAATCATTTGATTAGCATCGGGGTAATTAGATCTCACCCAACGTCTAAGAATAGCAATTACAATAATTTCTTTATCAACTTGCTAGAACATCCTGTCCACTATCATGTAAACATCCTCTCCGACGAATATAAAGAACAGATATCTGCTAAACTAAAAGCGTTTGTTATCGAACATAACAAAAAGTATAATACAGATATTACAGCAACATTTAAACACATCTTGCACGAATTAGAAAAGCCGTTTAACTTAGAAGCCGCAAAGGAATTCTTAAAGATAACTAGTCAATTGGATATACTGCGGAACGAAGATACATTTAAGATATTGCCAGAAATGGAAGATGTTAGACGTAGTGTTTTAAAGACGTTTGATGTTTAAGATAACAAAATGTATTAAACTTTGCAGAGATCCAGTTTTTAAACAAATTGTTTAAAACAATTTTTTAGTTTTGTCAGTTATGTCTTGCTTCAGCCGTTGAATATCTATAGTAAAATCTACTTTAGTAATTTCTTCTTTATATTCTTGAAATGTATCCAAGAGTTTTTCAGCAACGATGTCATTGGTTGCATTGCCAAGCTGCTCTTGAATATCTATTTCCCATATTCTACCATTGTTAAATTCTAATCGAACACTTTTTAAATATGCCACCGGCATGGTGTTCATATACATATCTTCAAAAACTTCCGGCCACTCCTTAACCAAATGACTAGGTGGCCTAAATAAATGTTTAGGCACCTTCGGTTTCTTTAGATTTGGTAGCTTTCTTTGCTGGAGGATCTAAATCGTCTGCTTGTTTTCTCAGCCTAGCTGCTTCTTTGTACATGGCATCTGCTTGACTTCTAAAATTGCGAGCTATGTCACGATCAGTAAGTACTTCATTAGCTGAGGCAGGTACACTAGTAGATTCTTGAACTGTTTTTGCAGGTTCTTTCTTAGTAGGAGCACCTTTGGTAAACGTATACAAATCATCTATTGCACAATTTTTTTGTTCTGCAATAAATGAATTTAGTTCATGCAACGAAATTTCTGAATTCGGAGTGGGCGTCATGATAACAGTATCAGTGGCCACTTTTATCAAACGATTATCTGCCTGCAGGGCCTGTAGCATAGGGCGGCCGTCGGGGAATGGTCGAGTAAAAAGAATTTCTCCGAATTCCCATGCATCTTGTGCAACATCTTGATCTACAAGATCAATGATTGCATTGTGATATTGATCTGGCAACGGAGATGTTTGCACAACCAATGCCATATTTGACTCACCGGGTAAGGTTCTAAAAACTACAAGAACTTTTGATCCTGTGTTTTTTATCTTACCTACGTGTTTGAGATTTTTCATATTATTCCTTTTTGGCTGCAACAGATTCTAGAAAGGTATTTAACTTATTGTAAGCCTTACCTACTGCTTCTAATTCTGCAGCTTTGAACGCCCCTCGACTACTGGCAACTTCTAGAATACTACGCAAGGAAGCTAGGTCGCTGAGATTAAGATCAGCACTTGCAGCACTTGGTGGTTGTTGAGGTTGCTCTTGTTCTGGGGTTGTTGTTACTTCTTGGTCCATTAGTTTCTCCTTAGATATGGGCAAGCTAACATAAAATATGTTAGTTCTTTATGATCTTCAAATCCCGCAAACATTGCGGATTTCAATCTGCTGTCGTTTTCTATACTTGAAAGTTTCACGACAGCATATCTACCTTTTAATTTGATTCGAATCCAGTTTTCAACTTCGTTTGTAAAAAAATTTATCTCTTCAAGTTTAATTTTTCCAAAATGTGGAGGCATCACTTGAAGTGATCTTTTGTTTAAAATTTCTAAAGGATTATATTCGATCATTGTGAAAATATTTATAGATAACAAATAAATTGTTCAGGATTCTTGGCTAAGTCTTTGATGCATTGCTTTGGCATAACCCATTTTTCTTACATCTCCGTGAAACAGATATAATTCAAATGCAGATTTTTCTTTTAGAACAACAATGTGTTTTTTGGTTAAGTGATAGGGAGATTCGATAAATTGATCTAACCAAACTAGTATTTGTGGAGTTATACTAATTTCTTTTAATATTTCAACTTTATATGTTTTGATTTGAGAATAAGTTTCTACAAATTCTAGTCCTTGATCAGTGAGTCTTAGACCGCCACAGTCTTTACCTCTGACATTTTGCCACCAGGCACTGCGGAATTTTTTTATGATATTCTCGTCAAAAGATTGACCAGCAGCTTTGAGGAATACCGAAGTATAGGTATCCTTTAAATCCATTTAGTCTACTCGCTCTCCAGCATTTAACTTAAACACTGCAAAGTCTGTGGTCTTAAACAACTTGTTTAACTTTTTGGCCAAGTTTCTTGCGTGTCCTGGATTACTAAAACTGACCTTTTTGTATTTCGGGCCAGGATAACTGGATACCATACTACCACTTTTTAAGTTGAAAGGTTGTTCTTTGTAAAACACAGCCCAAATGGCATCGCTATCGAGAATTTGCTCAACTTTGTATGTTTCCTTGTTGGTGTATTCAAGAATAACTTTGGGTTTTGGTCTACTCATATCTATACGTGTAATAATAAAGCACGTATATATTTATACCTAACTGAAGTTGCCCCCATCAAATTTAACATTGATATTGGTAGTAGATTCACGTATTTCCGCCAGCATTGCGTGTATTTCCTGAACGGTTTTTCCTAATTTACTAGTCATTACTGCTAATTCTTGGGTAAGCTCTCTTGCTTCTTGAATTGTTAATCTTATATCTTTTTGCTGACCACGCTCTGCAACTGCTATGCGTTGAATAAGTTTTTCAACGCCTGGTAACGTATTTGGAATGTTATTTTGAGACATTAGCTAATACCTGTTTCATTTCAATTTCGGATTGAAACGGACCTTGATACTCATACCTTTGTAATGTTATCAATTTAGGGCAAAAACTTTTTACCCATCCTTTATCAAACCGTATCACATAAAAGCCTGCACAGTATAAACTCTTGCTATCGCCGCTTTTTGTAAACAACGGTAACTTTCTTTTTATATCATACATTGCATTGTGCGGCTCGGCACTTGTGGCATAACCGTGAACTTCGTTGGGTAATGCATCGTTGGCTTCTTTAATAATTTTAGCTACAAAGAAATTTTTACCAAATTGTCTAGTAAGGCTTTCTTTTGTGTCGTAGATTTTTACACCTAATTCATTGCTCATAACAAATCTATTATCTTCATTTTTTCTTAGAGTGGCGAACTTTTCACCATCTCGTTCAACAATCCAAAATTTATCTTTAATAATTGGCTTTGCTTGTATATCGGACATGTTATTCTCCCAGCAGTCAACAGTTTTTGATTGACACGTATCTTCATACGGACAAAGTTTTAATTTCATTTGAATACCTCGCATTCAGTGGCTCAGCATATGCCTGTGCCTGATCAGCAATCTTTTTAAGATCATAAAGATTACAAAATTTCATTAATCTAATTCCAACTTGACTGATATTTTTATTTGCACCTGTTGCTGTAGCAATTGTTTCTGTAATGATGTTTTTAATTTCTTCGGGCTGTGCAGAGAGATCAATTAAAATACGATTACGTTCGTAATCATCTAACACACGATGTTCTTTACCTTCGTGGTCGGACCAACGCTGAAGCATGAGATTGTTCCACGAGTAGCCTTTTGAGTCTCGGTCACCGTAGGCTTCACGGAGACCAACCTTATTCTTTGTGCCTTTTTCCCGTACTCCCGGATATGCAGAGAATACATTGTCTGAGGTATCGCCTCGCATACACTTCTCAAAGAGTAACCACTGGGGGTCCGGAATGGCTTTTGGCTCTTGAGTCTTTTTATCAATAACTCTCTTACCTTTTGCATCAAATATACCTTCATGTGTGATAGTAGTTTCCATAACACCGTTAAATTGTTTAACATTGGGTGCAATTAGTTGTACAAAATCTGTGTCTGTCGAAATGATCACGTGATTGTCGTTTGGATGACTCTGTATCCAGCCAGCAATAAGATCATCTGCTTCTAGGCGTGAATGTTGTAAGACTGTGCAATTTGTCTTTTCTGTCACAAATTCTTTAAAAGTATCAAAGGCTTCCCAAAACACTTTCTCTTCTTCTGCTTCTCGTTCTGTATGTGCTGCACGACTAGCAGCTCGTTGTGCTTTGTAAGGCTTGTAATGATCTTTACGCCAACTGCGTCCCTCTAAACAGAATACTACATGACTTCCACTAAAGTCTTGCCAGGCCTTTTTAATGCTGTTTAGTGTAATGTGAAAAGCCATGCCTAACTTAATGTCAGCATCACCGTTGATAACGTGTCTAGCACGAAAAAAAGTATTAGCAGTATCAACTAAAATATATGTCATAGATTCTTTTTTCTAACAGAGTTGATATCAATAACGCCAGTATTTACAGCGCCACCAAAATCACCATCAACTACTACATTAGCACACAGTTCACGGAACCAACGATCCACAATTTCTTCGTCTTTGTCACCGTCAAAACCATATCCCTCTTGCTTTAATTTTAACACAAAAAGCTCGTTCCAGTCAAGCTCAAAAAAGCCATTACGTATGTTATCTTTGTTGATGTGTGTATTAAGCACCCCTACCCACGGTTCTTTCAATTTGGTTGCTCGATCTTTTGGACTTAGTTTGGCAGTTTCTTCTGCTTCTACAGCACGTTCTGCAGATGCAACTGCGTCTTTAGCAATCTTTGTGGATTCTTCAGCCAACTGTACTGCTGCTGCTGTTTCGGCCTTGAGTTTATCAATGCCAAATAATTTTTCTACAAATCGTCTCATCAAGTACCCCACTCATTTTTAAATAACGGCACTTGTAATCTATCACTATAACGCCATCCACGTTTCATAGCTGCCAGTGCCACATTCTTTGCGTTGAGTGTATAAACACTTTCCACACCACCAACTGGCATTAGATAAACATGCCCGTTAAATCCAGCATTACGGAATGCACCCACAGCACATTCAGCATCTGAAATATCCTGCTCTGTTGCAACAACAAATTTAAGATAAACTGTTCCTACTTGTTCATACTCACACACAATTTCTGGACAGATAGCTTCCTCCCACTTCTCTCCACTTGCTGGAAGTTTAGCACTTACACTGAATGTAAGTTCTTTATTATCTGTCCATTCAATTAGATATTCTTTAAATTTAGGATCAAGTTTTTGAGTACCATTTGTTTCAAAAGTAATCTCTTGCAAGTCACGCATCTTAGGATGATCTAGTAGATCTGGATAAGCACGTTGCCACCCTAACAATGGTTCGCCGCCTGTAATAACTAAGTGTTCGTCAATCCAATGATCCTGCGGAAGCATTTCCATAATTCGATCTACAATAGCTTCGCTAGTAAGCATAGGCGACAAATCTTTAAAGCGTGGATCCCAACTAGCATAGCTGTCACAGCCTGTGCTAACAAGTGGCAAATCTTTATAATCCTTGTAAGGAATATTGTCGTGAGCAAAAGCAATAGTTTCAACTTCTGTACTTATTTCACCCCGCGGCATACCGAAGCCTGCACATTTAAAGTTACAGCCGAAGGTTCTAAGGAACACACTGGGCACCCCCATATATCTACCCTCGCCCTGTATAGAGTAGAAAAGTTCCGCTATTTTAATCTTGCTCATGCTCAACCCCACTTTTAAATATATTTGACCATTTTTTTAATTTGGCAATTTTGTTACCTGCTGCCGCAAGCACTTCCTCTTTATCTACTATATTATGATCAATACAAAGATCGATCATGGCCTGTAAATCTCCTAGTTCTTCTGCTAGATGTTGTCTGTTAGTAAGTGGCTTACCGGGTTTGACATTATCTAAACCGAATCGACTTATCTTGCTGATAGCAACAATTACTTCTGCACATTCCTCTTGAGTAATGTCTAGGATTTCTTTTTCTTTATTATTCATATTACTAGTATACACTCTTTTTGTCAAAGACCAAGAGCCATTTTGATTATCTTTCCAGTCTAATACATCACCTTCTTTCCAACCTGTTTCTTCGATCATATCTTCAGGGAATGGTAGTATCAAGTCACCGGTTTCGGGATCGTCTTGTAGTTCAATTGTCCAATTTTTCAATGCTAACTCCTGATTTTTTAAGGAACTCGATTCCTGCATCGTCTCTATAGTTTTCACCGTAGTAGACACCATTTATGCCAGACTGGTATATAAGTTTGGCGCATTCAATACAAGGGGCATGAGTAATAAAAATATCAGCACCAAGCCCACTTTCATTGGACTTTGCCAATTTTGCAATAGCATTTGATTCAGCATGAAGTACTTCTGGTTTAGTTTTTAAGGCATATCTTCTAGCATATCCTAGATCGGGATCGATATCCTCTTCTTCAAATGGCCATCGATCATAAATCTCTTCGGGGCTTAGCCAACCCCCAGCATCACCGCCCATGTACTCTTTGTGCTCACAATCATTATTCCAACCTGCCGGCATACCATTGTAGCCAATACTAATAATACGATCATCTTTAACAACAATAGCACCAACGTGCAATCTACGTGCGTGACTAAGTTCTGCGAATACCTTTGCGGTCTTCATATAAGTTTGTTTGAACTTTTCCTTCATTTTGTTTCTTCCATTCTTGTTGTTTAAGTTCTCGACATTGCTTTTTTACTTCTACGGGAATATCAGGATGCCATTCAGCCATACCACAATCGTATACTCTATATTCAGGCATTGGTGTCAGACTGAGTACTACTACCCACATTAAAAATCCTATTGCAAATCCCACTAGATATTTTGTCATAGTCTATCACTTAGTAATAGATTACACATTAATACATCTTGTTCTGTTTTAAAGAAAAATTTCATATAGTCTGCAGAAACTTCTGTGGTATATCTATGTCCCGGCAATCCGAAATGTTCAATTACCATAGCGCAACTTTCGTTCCACCATTTATTTTCCTGCGAGTTCCAAGTTAGATTAACGACGTTCATCAACTAATACTTTTCTAAACCTATGTGTAAAACTTTCTTTTAGGCACGAATATTCGAGATTGTCTCGGAGACGCATATAGTGTACCCAAGTTTGATTTCCTATATCAACTACATAAATTACTCGAAAATATTCTCGAGCCCCTGCTTCCCACACTTCGCCATTACTAACTTCTTGCATTTTTAGCCCTTTCAGATAGATATGTTTCATTATGAATCCACCTGTTATTTACTAAAAATCCCCATTCACGCTTTTGCGGCCCTGGCATAAACATAGTCCAGGCAGTCACACTAGGATCAAGCTCAATACGATGATAGCTGTTAGCCCTACATACACGAAAATGGCCGGGTCCTCGCCATTTACATATCTCATTAAATTTACGACCCTGTTCGTCAAATTGAGGAATCCATTCATAATATCCACCTTTAAGTATTAGTGTTGCGTATGGCCAAGGATGATCATGAACATCATCTGGATCTGATTTAAGAAATTTATGAATAAAAACATTAAACGGAAACCAATCTCTATCTTTTAGAAAAACGTAATATCTTTCAAGATATGGCTGATCGTTCACACGATCCATTATGATTCTTTTACGTTCTAATCGTTCTAAAAAATCGAGAAACCATTTCATTTACAAGTCTCCAGAAATTCATTTAACCTATGGGCAGCCTCGTTAAAATCTACAGCCCAAACCTTTGCTTTAATTTGATTATCAACAATACTCATATCAAACGGAACAACGCCATTAAATCTGAAGTTATCTGGGACTTCGGTAGTGACAGTAAACTCGTGCAAGTTCTTCGCTCTAAAAATAAGATTAGTTGCCATGTCTACTGAATTCATATTATCCACCTTGTGTTGAGTCTTTTGGAAATACTTCGCTGAACGGCCACGATGTATTTGGATCTGGGCGAGATTTAAGTTTTACATTTTCTT